GTTGTCAGGTTCCAGTCAGAAACAGTGACGGAGCTGCTGCCTGCCCAAGGGCCTGTGCGCACAACTATCTGGGGTAAAGAAACGCCAGAGAAGAAGCAAGCTGCGACAAACGTCGAAGACGACATGAACTACGAGCTGGTCGAGAAGATGCCCGAGTTCCGCCCTGAGATGGAGCGCATGTTGTGGAGCTTGCCTGCCGCAGGCTCGGCGTTCAAGAAAGTGTATAAAGACCCAAGCTTGGGCCGTCAAGTGTCGATGTTCATCCCAGCCGAAGATGTCATATTGCCTTACGGCACGACCGACCAGCGCATGGCTCCCCGCGTGACGCACCAGATGCGCATGCACAAGAATGACATTCTGAAGCTGATCGCCTCTGGGTTTTACCGCGACGTCGACCTGCCCGATCCCAGCAAACAGACTGACGAGATTCAGAAAGCCAAAGACCAAGAGACTGGGTTTAACGACATCAACGATGATCGTTACACGTTGTACGAATCGCTGGTTGACTTGGATCTGGACGGCTACAACGACGTGGATGAGAACAACGACGAGACTGGGATCGCACTACCCTACGTCGTCACGGTTATTAAAGGAACAGGTACTGTCCTGTCGATCCGCCGTAACTGGAGAGAAGATGACCCACTTAAACTCAAGCGCCAGCACTTTGTCCACTACCAGTACATACCCGGTTTCGGAGCTTACGGCTTCGGTCTATTCCACCTCATCGGGGGTTTTGCTAAATCGGCAACCTCGCTCATGCGCCAGCTTGTTGATGCCGGGACACTCTCAAACCTCCCCGGTGGCCTCAAGTCCCGCGGCTTACGAATCAAAGGCGACGATACCCCGATTGCTCCGGGCGAGTTCCGCGACGTAGACATCGGCTCTGGTGCGCTGCGCGACAACATCTTACCGCTGCCTTACAAAGAACCCAGCCAAGTTTTGTACACCCTGCTCAACAACATCGTTGAAGAGGGTCGTCGGTTTGCCGCCACTGCGGACATGCAGATCAGCGACATGTCGAGCCAAGCCCCCGTGGGTACAACGCTTGCACTCTTGGAGCGCCAGCTTAAAGTGATGACGGCTGTTCAGGCCCGGGTGCACTACGCGTTCAAGCAAGAGTTGCAACTGCTGGCCGAGATCATCAAGGAAGATACTCCCGACGAGTATCCGTTCCAGCCTGAAAAGGGTAGCCGTAAGTCTAAGAAGTCCGACTTCTCGCACGTGGACATTATCCCCGTGAGCGATCCCAACGCGTCCACCATGTCTCAGCGTGTGGTGCAGTACCAAGCTGTGATTCAAATGGCGCAGATGGCTCCGGACATCTACAACCTGCCAGAACTGCACCGCCGCATGTTGGAGGTCTTGGGTATTAAGAACCCCGACAAGTTGGTCCCGCTGCCGGATGACCACAAGCCAGTCGACCCCGTGTCCGAAAACGTCAATGCGCTTAGCGGCGAGCCGCTCAAAGCGTTCCAGTTCCAAGACCACCAGTCGCACATTGCTGTGCACACGGCCATGATGCAGGATCCCCAGATCATGCAGATGATTGGGCAGAACCCGAAAGCGCCGATGATTATGGCCGCGATGCAAGCGCATATTGCCGAGCACGTTGGGTTCGAGTACCGCAAACAAGTCGAAGCGCAACTGGGCATGGCGTTGCCAGCACAAGACGAGGCACTCCCCCCACAAGCTGAACAGGCCATCTCAGGTCTCATGGCTCAGGCCGCACAACGTGTGTTGCAGCAGCACCAGCAAATGGCCGCGCAGCAGCAAGCGCAGCAGAATCAGCAAGATCCGCTCATTCAGATGCAGCAGCAAGAGTTGCAGATTCGCCAGCAAGAAGTCCAGATCAAAGCCCAAGAGGTGCAGATCAAGGCGCAGCAGGCGCAGACTCAAGCAGCCATCGAGCAGGCCAAACTCCAGAACAGCGCCCAGATGCACGCCCAGAAACTGGCGCTGGAGAAGGAAAAGATTGGCGGTAACTTGCAGCTAAACGCCATGAAAGTGGGCATAGATGCCCAACGATCCAAACACCAAATCGCTTCGCAAGAACATCAGTTTGGTGTGAAGACCGGGGTGGAGATTGCCAAGCACAAGCAAGAGCAACAAAACGCGCAGCGTGGTCAGATGCTCGATACTGCCAAAGAGATGATGAAAGCCCAGATGCAAACACGTAACAAACCGGAACCTAAAGGTAACGCATGATCCACGAATTCGCACGCGTATTGCGCGACCAAATACGCAAAGACTTAAACAACTACGCCGATGACCTTGCAAGTGGTCATTGCCGCAACTTTGAAGAATATCAAAAACTCTGTGGGGTGATTCAGGGTCTTGCCCAAGCAGAGCGTTACATCATAGACCTTGCAGAGAAAGTAGAGAAATCAGATGAGTGATCTTATTTTGCCCCCGGGTTTGGTTTTGCCACCAACCATTCAACCAACTGAACAACCCGAACCGGATGCGACTCCTGAGGAAAAAGGCACGTTGTTGCCCGAACCTTCAGGGTACAAACTGCTCTGCGCCGTGCCAGACGTGTCTGACAAGATCGCCGGGACAGAACTGGACTTGGTTAAGCCGTCGGATCTGATCCGACAAGAAGAGCACTCAACTACCGTCTTGTTTGTTTTGAAAACAGGCGTAGACGCTTACAAAGACACCAACAAGTTCCCCACAGGAGCTTGGTGCAAGGCCGGAGATTTTGTGATTGTGCGAGCTTACGCTGGTACGCGTTTCAAGATTTACGGTAAAGAGTTCCGCCTCATCAACGACGATCAAATCGAAGCTGTGGTGGATGATCCCCGCGGAATTACCCGCGCATACTAAGGAGTGGCTATGCCCGAAGAGTTTAAGTTTCCAGACGAGCTGGACACGGAGAAAACCTCCGCCAGAAATGACGACACGCTTGAGATCGAACTGGTCGACGATACACCAGAAGCGGACAGGGGGCGTAAGCCACTTGACCGTGAGGTAAGCGACCCAACCGATGACGAAATCGAGAATTACTCGGACAACGTCAAAAAGCGTATTAAAGAGTTGACGCATGCGCGTCATGACGAGCGCCGCCGCGCCGACCAGATCGCCCGTGAGCGGGAAGAGTTGGAACGCATGGCCCAGCAGTTGCTCAATGAGAATAAACAACTCAAGCAATACGTCAATACCGGCTCGCAAGAATACGCAACCACTCTGAAGTCTGCGGCGGAACAGTCGTTGGACATGGCGCGTAAGAACTTGAAAGCTGCACAGGAATCGTTTGATAGCGATGCCATCATTGCAGCCAGCGAAGCTCTGACCGATGCCAAGATGCGTTTGATGGAGGCAAATAATTTTCGCCCTGCCTCTTTACAAGTTGACGAAACTCCTGTACAACGTCAACCTCAAGCACCCCAACAGGTACAACCGGACGAAAAATCCCTGCGCTGGCAGGCAAAAAACCAGTGGTTCGGCGCACCGGGGTTCGAAGAAATTACCAGCTTTGCACTAGGGCTGCACCAAAAACTAGTCAACTCCGGGGTTGACCCGCAATCTGACGAGTACTTCAACGCGGTTGATGCTCGCATAAAAAGAACCTTTCCCGAAATTTTTGGGGAAGAAACAACGCGTAGTAACGCAGAGTCATCTTCACGCAAAACAGCAAGCGTGGTTGCACCTGCAACACGAACGGCTGGGAAAAAACGTGTCCAACTCACACTGACGCAACAAGCGTTAGCGAAGAAGTTTGGTCTGTCTAACCAGCAATATGCTGAACAAGTTTTGAAATTGGAGAATTAAAATGGCTACTGATAACCGCGTTAATCGTGACCTCGTGTCACGCGAAAAGTCTGTACGGTATGAATACAAACCGGCAGCACACTTGCCTGAACCGACCCCTATTCCGGGCACGTCATTCCGTTGGATTATGACTTCGCTCATGGGTAAGGAAGAACCGACCAACGTGTCTCGTAAGATGCGCGAAGGTTGGGAGCCGGTGAAGGCGGCTGACCATCCAGAATTGATGTTGACTGGCGATAAGAACGGAAACGTGGAAATTGGCGGTTTGATGTTGTGCAGAATGCCAACCGAACGCCTCGAAGCGATGATGGAGTATTACGCCAAACAAAACCAATCCCAGATGGAATCAGTCGACAACAATTTTATGCGTCAGCAAGATCCGCGTATGCCGCTGTTCTCGGACCGCAAGTCCACTTCGACACGTGGCAGCGCATTTGGTACTGGTTCTAAATAACTTTTGGAGTTTATAAATGGCTTATCCTATTGTCCCCGCGCCCTATGGGTTCGAGGCGATCAATGAGCTGGGTGGCTTGCCCTACGCTGGCAGCACTCGTTCATTGCCCATCGCTTCTGGCTACAACACGAGCATGTTCTATGGCGATATCGTCCAGTTGTCTGGCGGTACTGTTGTTACTACATCTATGTCTGCCACCTCTACCCCCGGTACAGCTACCGCTGGCACTTTGGGTATCTTCGTTGGTTGCGAATATGTGAACTCGTCCGGTCAAACCGTCCGCGCTCAATATTGGCCCGCCAACACTGTGTCTAACAACGCAGTTGCTTACATTATTGATGACCCACGTGTTGTGTTCAAGGCAGTGATGACCGTTCAAGGTACATCGTTGGCTAACACCGGCACTACCGTTGGTTACGCTAATGCTACTTTCATTGGTACTAACTTGTATGCCATCACTGGTAACACAGGCAACACCAGCACCGGCGACTCGGCTATGGCTGTGTCTGGCGGCGTTATTAGCTCTGGCACTTCTGGCAACACTCGTGTTACCAGCGCTCTGCCCTTCCGTGTGGTTGGTTTGGTTCCTGACACTGCTGTTACCGTTACCGCTACTAGCGGTAATGCAACTTCCAGCAGCGCCACTTTGACCATTACTGCCTCCAATACCGCTATCAGCCCCGGCATGCAAATCATTGCCCCCGGCGTCACTGGTATGGCTCAAGGTAACTATTTGACCGTGACTAACATCAGCGGTACAACTTTGACCTTGTCCACCACCGTGTCGGTGCCTGCTGGCACTGCTTTGTCTTTCGTTGGCTACCCAGAAGTGCAAGTACAGTGGAACTTCGGTTACCACAACTACTTCAACGCTACTGGCGCCTAAGGAGTAATATAAAATGGCTATTTCACGCGCACAACTACTTAAAGAACTGCTCCCCGGCTTGAACGCTTTGTTCGGTTTGGAGTACGCCCGTTACGGCGAAGAGCATAAAGAAATCTACGAAACCGAAACTTCGGAACGTAGCTTTGAAGAAGAAAC